TGGTTGGTGGGTCAAGAAGATGTACATCGATCCATCTGAACATAACACAACTTTTCCTGCAGTAGATATTGAAACAGGTAAACCTTTCTTGTGGCCCAAAGGTCACGAAAAGGAAGGTGAGCCACTTTTTTATCGTAGGTTCATCCCTGCACGTTTGACCGACAATCCATACTTGTTGGCTGATGGACAATACGAAGCGATGTTAAGATCACTACCTGAAGTCGAGCGTAAGCGACTTCTTGAGGGTGACTGGGAAGTGACAGAAGGTGCAGCCTTCCCTGAATTTAGTAGGAGTAAACATGTTACACCGAGTTTCGAGCTTCCACCGAATTTCCCCAGAATACGTGCCGCTGACTATGGGTATGCGAGTCCTTCTTGTGTCCTGTGGGGTGCTATTGACTGGGATAACAATATATGGGTTTATCGTGAACTGTACGTAAAACAGTTGACAGCAGAGCAGTTGGCAGATAGAATACTACAAGTAGAACAAGAAGATCCGACACCACACTATACAGTGCTTGACTCATCATGTTGGAACAAGACAGGGTTCGGCCCATCAATAGCAGAGACGATGATGAGATGTGGTGTGCGTTGGACACCATCAGACAGAAACAGACTGCAAGGTAAAATGGAAGTACATCGTAGGCTTGCAGATGATCCACGAACAGAAGAACCTAGACTACGAATATTTCCGAACTGTGTTAACCTTATCAAACAACTATCAGGTATACCTCTTAGCAAAACAAATGCAGAGGATGTGGACACAAAGGCAGAAGATCACGCATACGATGCACTGCGATATATGTTAATGACAAGGATGACAGGGTATGTGTCAATTCATAAAACACTTAATGGTATTAAGAGTCAAGTCTATCAAATGCAAGACCAAACATTTGGATATTAATAAATGGCAGAAGTAACACAAGATATGACATTAGGGCAAGCTTTGGATCTTGCCCAAACTAGAGCAACTGAAGCTAATGAAAAAAATGCTGCTAAAAATGTTGGTCAACTTAAAAATGCCATATCAAAAGGTAAATTAGGTGAAAACGTAAATTTAGAAAGTCCTTACTTTAGCACAGTAAAAGGTAAAGATTATCTAACTAATATACAAGCAGGTAAAGGTAAAGTAGAGACTGACTTCTACGTGAAAGCTCAAGCTCTAGAAAAATATACTAATCAAGCATTAGTTGAATCTGGTCTTACTGATCTCACCACTAATGTCACAGGTGCTACAGGTTTAGCAAAAGATGTAGGTGCTAAAGGACAGCTTCGTGGTGAACAAGCTATGAGAGGTATGATACCTTTTGAAGAGATAGATAAAATCTACGCTCAAGGCTTTAACGAGATGAAAGGTGACAAAACAATAAGTGATGCCACCAAAGATTTTTTGATCTATCACAGATACACAAGTCACAGAGTTGGAACAATTTTAAATGACACGGAAGATTACAAATCTTTAAGATTGTCTGACATATCAATAATTACAGATAAAGATGGTGGCACTTCAGTTTCAATAAAAGGCGAAGTCAGAGGTAAAAAGAAAAGATACGCTACGACTTACACTGGATCATTTGCAGAGTTTTTGAAAGGCATATATAACAAAGCTAAGTCAGCAAATCCTGACATGCCAAACTCTGAAGTCAAGTTATTTAATACAAGTCAAACAAAAGTAAATCAGGCATGGAAAAAATATTTACTTCCTAAATTTTTAGATCAACATGAAATATCTCTACCTGTAGATAGAAAAGGCAAGGTCGTCACAGGTCTTACAGAGATAATACGATCAGCAAATATTGAAGCACTTGAGAGTGATTTAGGACTGGCAAGCAATCTTGGTGACGATTTTATGGGTCACACAGCACAAGGTACAAAAGCAAAATCATACAAAGTAAATACACCTGAGTCAAAAGCTATAGGTTCTATCACTGAAAACATGGTAAAGACCTCTGCGTTTAATTTAGGAACAGGTACAACTAACAGCTTATTTTCAGGATATGGTTTAAATATACCTACACTCGATGTCTCAAATGAAGGTGTAAAAGTATATGACGGTCATAAATCTGAATTTAAATTTAACGCAGATGCACTTAAACAAACTGTTGCACCAAGAGTTGCTACGAAAGAAGAGATAGAATTAGCAAGACAAAAAGCAATAACAGGTGCAAAACAAGAAACAGTTTCACAGTTAGATCTTGACATACAGGCTCAAAAAAAGGGTTTAGAATTAGATGAAATAAAAGCAGCTAGAATACCTAAACAACAAGAAGCTTTAGTAAAAGAAATACAAGAAAAAGAATTAAAAAGTAATTTAAGAAAACAATTAAAAAAAGAAGGCAACTTAATTCCTAATCCTGAACTTACGATACCTGAAGAAGATGTTAAAAAATTAAAAGCACAGGGTCTTTGGGATATTATAACAGGCGACACAGGAAAGAAAGTCGTAACAGGTATCACAACTGCTGCAGGAACAATTATATCAAAAGCAGGTAAAACGATACCCATTATTGGTGGAGCTTTTGAATATGAAGAAGCAAAACGAAAAGGTGATCCTGAAGAAATAGCAAGATCTAAAGGTGCAATAGGTGCGTTCTCACCAATAGGTCCAAGTGATATTACTGCTGCTGAAGATGTAGTAGAATTTGCTGCTGAACCTTTAGTAAAGCAAGCAAAGAAATCCATGCAAGAGCAAGATGTAAGTTTCCTAGAAGGACTTACAGGAGGTCTTACTGGTGTTCCAATAGGGGGTTTTTCCTCTGGTGGATTTATTGATAAAAACCAATCAAGGAGATAATGATGGCAGACAATCTTAATCAAGGTGCAGCCTATATAATGGGATCAGACAAAGTATCAGTTGATGATGCTCAAGGTTCTGACAAGCTATATAGAGAAGGTCTTGAGTTTACTACTGAAGTAAAACAAGATGCGTTGCAAGTTGACATGCCAAAAAAGCAATCAAAAACAACAGTTGATCCTGCTTTATTTAAAATGGCTGACGACAGAAACTACTTCTAATTTGAGGTAAATCATGGCTGATGATAATTTTCTTCAACCAGAAGATGACTCAAGCGTATCCGTAAATAATCCCTCCGAGCAGATGCCCGGACTTGCAGGGTTTGTTAAGACACGATTTGAGGACTCTGAAAACGGTAGAAGATCATACGAGTTAAGATGGTTACAAGCTTATAAAAACTTTAGAGGTATATACGACTCCACGACACAGTATCGTGACTCTGAAAGATCTAAGGTATTTATAAAAATAACTAAAACAAAAGTGCTTGCAGCATACGGACAGATAGTAGACATACTATTTGCAAACAAAAAGTTTCCGTTGGTTGTAGAACCCACTCCAATACCAGAAGGTATTGAAGAGTTTGCACATATGAAAACACCTCTTGACGAGATGACAGATCCGTATGGATTTGAAGGAGACGGCAACGAGTTGATGCCGGGTGCTTTGTCGATCAAACAACCACACAAGTTAGGAACTTACGGTGATGAGTTTCCTGACATGTTGGCAAAAGGTCCTGCAAAGTTAGGCGAACCCCAAGTCAAACCTGCACAAAAAATGGCGATGCGTATGGAGAAGTGCATACACGATCAGTTGCTTGACAGTAACGCAGTCAGTGTATTTCGCAAAGCTATATTTGAATCAGCTTTACTTGGCACAGGTATCATAAAAGGTCCATTCAATTTTTACAAACGAGTTCACAACTGGGGTAAAGATGAGAATGGTAACAGAGTTTACGAGCCGTACGAAAAGGTAGTACCTCGTGTTGAAGCTGTATCTGTATGGGATTTTCATCCTGATCCATCTGCAACAAGCATGGATGACTGTGAATATGTGATACAAAGACACAGAATGAACAGACAACAGTTACGCTCTCTTGTTAAAAGACCTTATTTCGATGCCCAAGCCATAGAAGAATGTCTCGCAGAAGGTCCTAACTACGAGGACAAATACTACGAAGACACTATTCGTGAAGATGACACTGAGCCGTACTACCAAGAAAATAGATTTGAAGTTCTTGAATACTGGGGATCTATAGATAAAAAGTATGCCAACGAAGTTGGACTTGAAGGATCAGAAACAATGTCTGAGTTTGATCAAGTTCAAGTAAACGTTTGGGTATGTGGTGGTATGATACTTAGATGTGTGATGAACCCATTTACTCCTGCAAGACTACCGTTTCAAGCGTTTCCGTTTGAGATAAATCCATATCAACTTTGGGGGGTAGGTGTCGCAGAGAACATGGAGTATTCACAAAAGCTCATGAATGGTCACTATCGTATGGCTATTGACAACTTAGCACTTGCAGGTAATCTTGTATTTGATGTAGATGAAGCAAGCTTAGTACCCGGTCAAAACATGGATATATTCCCCGGTAAGATATTTAGACGACAGTCTGGTGTAACTGGCACAGCGATCAACGGACTAAAGTTTCCAAATACTGCACCAGAGAACATACAGATGTATCAGATATCACGACAACTTGCTGATGAAGATACAGGTATACCATCCATACTACACGGACAAACAGGTGTGACTGGAACTGGTAGAACTGCTGCAGGACTATCTATGTTGATGGGGTCAGCAGGATTGGCTATGAAAACAGTTATAAAGAACATAGATGATCATTTACTAAAACCACTAGGAGAATCACTCTTTCAGTGGAACATGCAGTTTAATGAAAGCATGGAAGATATACAAGGGGATCTTGAGATTAAACCTCGTGGTGTTGCTGCAGTCATGCAAAAAGAAGTACGCACACAAAGACTAACAGCACTACTACAGACAGTTGCAAATCCTATGCTTGCACCTTTTATAAAGATACCAAACTTAATAAAAGAGTTAGCTATAGCACAAGACATTGATCCTGACACATTAGTCAACGATCAAAACGAAGCACAACTGTACGCAGAAATGTTAAAAGGAATGATGGCAAATGCTCAACAAGGAACAGGCGAAGATGGTGTCGCCAGTGGTCAACAGCAAGGAATGGAACAACCTAGTGGAGTACCTCAACAGCCTGAAGGAACTGACAGTCAAGGGAATGGTAACGGCACAATCGGAGTCGGAGCTACGCCAACTGCAGGGGAAACTGGCTTTACTGGAAATGCTCCTCAACCTGAAGAGTAATTATGAGAAGGTAATTAAAAATGGCTGAAGAAGATACTAAAACTGTAGATAGTGGATTTGTACCCGGTCGTGCTTTATCACAAGAAGAATATACTTTTGGTAGACCTGATTTCTACAAAGATTATCTTAGTCTATCAGGTATTAATGTACGAAAGCCTAAAGATGATGATGATGATGACGATGATACAGACGATTATGTAGCACCTCAAGTAGTTCCAACAGAAGGTGGTGAAAGTGAACCAACAAACTTGTTATCAACACAGCTTGCGACTGGACTTAGAGGTAATGTAACTGGTGTAGTAGGTAATTACTACGATGCAAAAGTAAAAGCTGCAGACTTACAGTCAATGGACTTATCATCCAAATCTTGGCAAGATTACAAAAAAACAAAGGGTCTTGGAGATAAGTCAAATTTGACACGTGATGCAAACATAACAGGTGTAGGTTTGGCTGTAGCAGGCACATCAGGTGCGATGATAGGTGGTGCGTTACTTGGAGAGGGTGTTCAAGCTCCGTGGGGTATCGTGAATGAAGGTGCAGGTATGTTTAGGGCGATAGGCAACTATGCTGTGTCAGAACAGTACAATGCAACAAAAGAAGTCGTGGCGGCTCAAGCAGCATTTGCAGAAGCAGGAAACCCTGAGATTGCTAGTAAAATGTTTGGTGGTCAAGACATGGGTAACGCTTTTTATGTAGATGATACTTATCTAGTTAGACGACCGGGGAGTACACAATATATTGGAACGTTGCCTAGTGGTCTAACTAATCAACAAGTTTTAAATCTTGAAGCAATAAAAAATAATAAATTACCCAAGTTAAATGGTATCGGTGATGAAGATGGTTTTGGTGTTGGTGGAACAGGTGGTTACAAATTTAATGGTTTCTTTGTAGATGCTAATGGTCAAACATCTTATTACGGCCCCCTTGCAGGAATAGAACAATTAGCTAAAAAAGACTTCAATGGTGATAAGAAAAAAGCAGAACAATGGCTTACAGAGGTAAGAAGTTTCAGAAACATATTTGGTAGCACCATAACAAAAGAACAAGCACAAGCAATCAAAGATAGAATAAACGGAGAGTCTGATGATATAACTACGACTACTACAGGTGGAAAACCTTTCGGAGCAGATCAAGATCGTTTTGGTAGAGGTGTAACTAAATCTGGAGCAATGAGTGGTGAAACTGGCTTTACTAATATTATAGATCCGGGTAGGGGTGGAAGTACAGAGTTTAGAGATACCGACATAAGAGATCCGGGCAGAGGTGGAACTACAGAATTTGCAGACACTGATATAATTGATCCGGGCAGAGGATCAGATCGAGAGTTTACTGACAGAACACCTGATCCTAGATTTGACCCTAGATTTGGTGACTTTGGTCAGGCAACAACATTCTCAGATAGAAATAGAGGTATTCGAGATGCACTGACAAGTAGTTATGATAAAGCTAGACGAGATTCGGCTGACAGAAAAGCTGCACAAACTTATAGCTTTAGCGAAGATGATTACAGAGACATGTCAGAAGGAAGTCAAACTGCTGATGAAGTAACAGTAGATCCAACAGGTGGACAAGACTTATCTGCAACTTTTGCAGATGATGCTGCTAGTTCTGATACAGGAGGAGGTAAAATAGTTTGCACCATGATGAACCAGTCATACGGCTTTGGATCATTTAGAAATGCAATTTGGTTGAAATATTCAAAAGATAACTTATCTGAAGAGTACCAAAAAGGTTATCACAGAATATTTTTACCACTTGTTGCATACGCAAAAGGCACTGGCGTATCAAACAAAATTGTTCGTAACACACTAGAACACATAGCTAAACATAGAACACTCGATCTACGACAGGAGATGAGAGGTGCAAAAAGACACACACTTGGCAGACTGTATAGATCTGTTCTTGAGCCAATTTGTTACATCGTAGGAAAAGTATGAAACCTGAAGATATACAAAACTTACTAAAAGAAAGATACAGCAAAATGTCAGAGAATGACAAAGAAGTCATTCGTGACATGTATTACAATGATGTATCAGGTCCTGTTCTTCGTAGATTTATGGGTGGTGCTATAACAAATGGATTTAAATTACGTAAACCAAAGAACATGAGATTAGGTTCTGTAGTAGCAAAAGCACCAAGAGTAATCGGTGGTTATGATCCTAACGCAAAACCACAAGAAACAGTAGCTGATGACAGACCATTTGAGGGTGAAGAAGGTGACTATATCATAAACGCTGCAGCCGTAGAATTTGCAGGTAAACAAGATATAGAAGCGATGGTAAGCAAAGCTTTAACAAATTTACAAGAAAAAGGGGTTGACGTAGAGTTTGGAAACCCTAGAATAAGTATGAGAGACAAAGTAGACTTACTTTTATCAAAGAACGAAGTTTACATTCCAAAAGTCCTTGCAAAAGAAATAGGCTACGATAGATTAGAAAAGATAAACAATCGTGGCAAAAGACGAACACAAGAGATACAAAAGCAAACACAACAGCAAGCTTATCTAGGCGGCCCAGTTAAAATGGCAAGTGGTGACGGTGTTACCAAAGCAGGAGCAAGTTTAACAGATATACTGCGATACTTTGGAATAGGTGGACAAGGGGATTTACCATCAGAAAAGTATACTCCTAGACCTAAAAAAGTAAAAAAAGATGGATTTATACCTAAACCACCAGTTATGCCAGAGGGTATGCGTCAACAAAGAGAAAGTGAAACTGAAATGTTACGGTTGACTGAAGGTGCTGTAACTTTGTCTGAAGGCGAAATTAAAACTGCAGGATATATACCAAAATATAAAAGTGGTAAGGTCATAGGAATAAGTGGTGTTACAATAGGAAGAGGTGTTGATTTAGGTCAACATAGTGCTGTTGATTTAAAAAGAGCAGGATTTACAAATGATTTAATAAAAAGATTTAAACCTTATATTGGTTTGAAAAAAGAAGCTGCTCAAAAAGCTTTGAGTAAAAAACCTTTAAATATTTCTTCAGATGAAGCTAAATTCATAAGTGATCAAATGTTGCAATACAAAATTGATGAGTACAACAGAATATTTAAAAATTTAAAAGATGTTCCAGATCCTAGAGTGAAAGCTGTATTAGTTGCAGAACATTTTGCAGGAAGATTAGGCACAAAAGATTATAAAAAATTTAGACAAACTTTAGTAGACACAAATTATAATCTTGAGCAAGCCTATAGAGTGGGTGTTTTTGAAAATCCTAAAATAAAAGGAAGTGTATACAAGAACGCAGCAGAAAATTTATTAAGTTGGTTTAACGAAGGCAGATCTAATGTAGTTGAAAAACCTCTTCCAAGACCATCACAAGTTAAACCAAAAACAAAAGAAAAAGCATTACCTAAACCTAAACCAGAAGGTTTTATTAAAAAGGATTCTTACGGATACCCTATGACAGATCAGGGTTTCAGAGCGTAAAGAAGATTAGTCAGCTACCCACATACGTGGCCCTGACAAACCGAAGCAGCTACCCACAGCCAGTGGCACTGCAAGATGAGGTAAAAAACTATGGCAACACAAGTAAAGGGCGTAAGAGCCAACAAACCAAACGATTCATTTGGAGTAACAAATAACAAAAATCTTTATCGTGGTAAGTACCGTGACGATGTGTACAAAGATGATGAAGAGCAAGTAGAAGAAACTCAAGACCCCACAGAAGAAGTGGCTACTCAAGAGAACAACACTTCAGGCGACAGTTTTGTAGAAGCAAAACAACAAGAAGATCACGATTACAAAAAACGTTATGATGACTTAAAAAAACATTATGACACAAAACTCAACGAGTTTAAAAGTGAACGTGAACAACTTGCAAGCGAGTTAGAAGCTGTAA